TTACACTGTGCGGATTGCTGGTGTTTCCAACGTGCGAAGATAGGCCGCTAGCCGTTGTGTCAGCCGTAGCACCTTGCGCGGCTGTAGCGTAGTCCGTAGGCGCTGAATTAGTCGCAGAGATAACGCTGTTGAGCTTCGCCCTTACGGATGAACCCGACTCGCCGTTTATGATAGTTCCAATGGGCATATGTTAATCGTTCCAAGTTTCAGAGTCTAGCCAAACGCCGGTATCATTCCAGGTATTGGTTGCAAGTATCCACGTGCCCGGCGGAGGAGCCGAAGTCGGCGGAGAAATGCCGAAAGGAAGTCCGAGAGAAAGCGCATTCATGGGTTATTCTCCTGGTAAAAACACCGAAGCAGTATTGCTGGCAGGCCCATCGCCTGCATTGTTAAACGGTGTAATACGGTAAGCATATAGCGTATTAGCAGCATAACCTTGATAGTCGTTGTAACTTACATGCTCAGATGATAATGACGCTATCTCGTTAAAATCTTGATCATTGATGCTTAATTCAAGACGATAACCAAATCCTGCGCTTCCAAGCTTATCACTGGCCGTCCATTCTAAATTTGCTGTATAAGATTCAAAAGAAGTGCTAACTGTCAGCACTGGCGCAACCGTAGGCGGAGACAATACCGCCGCCCCAAATGAAGCAAACGGTAGTGATAAGCCTAGTGCGAAGGCGCTCATTTACTATTCCTGCCACAAAATGACAGTGCCGGAAGTTAAATCAATCTCGCTGCCGCGAATAGGGTAGTAACCAACTGGAAGCGTCACGCCAGCCAGCCCGGCCTCGTCGCCATCGTAGGAGTTGTTTTCGATGGCCACGCCAGACGGTGCGGTAATCGCGTTGATGACGGCCTCGCTCACTACCGTGAAGCCGTAGAAGTCGTAGGAAATGGTGGACGTGCCAGCGTTGACCTTGTAGCCCTTGGATGAGTGTTCGCGATTCAGTGCCATGCTGGACATTTCTCACAAATGCGAAAACAAGCAAGGGCATTTTTGCCTGTGAAAATTCGCTTGCAACATCTCTGGCATGGTTGAGGATGGATTCACAAATAGGTTTGCACTGTGGAGCGGTGTGATCCGCGCTACTTGCAAACCGCAACTAGGCCGACATTGCTCCACGATGTCGGCCTCTTTGCGTACAGTGGGCATCCCCACACTAAAAGTTACCAGTTTTTCAAAAACTGGCGTGTAACAGTAGGAAACCGTTTGTTTTGACGAGCCTATATGTGAAGGAGCGGGGCCAATCTTACCGACTGGCTTAATACATTCCAGCAATGGAGTCTGCCGGAGTCCACGAAAGAAGACTAGTCTAGGTCAGGTGACCGCTGGACGTGCCGGATTCGGGAAACCGAAGTGTTGAAGGGCGATGCTTCCCGCGTGGAAAGTCTCACTAAAGCACTAACAGACTTCCTTAGCCGGGGTCTGTTAGTGCATCGAAACGAATTAAGCCCGTTGGAAAGCAAATGATTAAACCAGCCTACAAACTAGAGATTGAACAGAGCGGACTGACGCAAAAAAAGTGGTACGCTAAGGTGTACCTGAGATCAGAGCATTGGAGCATATTGAGAAGTGCAAAATTTAGAGAGGTTGGTAGGAAATGTGAGATTTGCGGAGAAACAGAGTCAATCGAGGTTCACCATATTCGATACCGAGATATTTACGATGTGCGGACAAGTGATCTTCAGGTTTTGTGCTCTGCACATCATGCGGAGGAACACGGTTTGAAAAAGAAGCAAAAACAGAAGTCCAAGAAGAAAAAAGCGAAAAATAACTCAATTCTCAATGAACATCCCGATTCTATACCAAGCTCGTACCATGATTTCAGAGCGAAGATTGATCCGCTATACCCATTTGAGAGCGCACAACAAGCCCTTCCAAAAGTCCCGATCAAGGATAGAAATCGAACCATAAATCTTCTTGTAAAAGAGTTGAGGCAAACGCTTGGAAAGAAGGGAAATCAAAAAATGCTTATGCGCCTTCGATCTTTAAAGAATGGCAAAACAGCAAAATCTTACCGATTAATATTGGGCATCGGTCCAACTAACTCAGTTACAAAACCAATTGATCGACATGGGTCAAAACCTGACAGTAAATGGAATGCCAACAAGTTTAATTTTGAGTGGAATGAATGGATTAAAAGCAGGCCAAAAATAATTGATACTGTTGAAAGTTTTAGAAATTGTTATGGAATCAACTTGAGAGCAAGGCATCAACGATTTTTAGATGGTGTCTCGCTAGTATGGAAAAGGCCATGTATCCCAACTGAATAATATGCAAAACGAATCACTCTCCACTGATAAACAATGCCACAATTGCATCTATCTTGGACTGCTAAGAAAACGCGCTGGTGTGGTCAAAGGCCATGTCTGCCTTGCCCCCATCACAACAGAATCACTCAAAGACGGCGAAACACGCGCAAAATTTCCCTTCGTTTACGAAACTGAAGTGGACGGTAGCTGCGAGCTTTTCACCAAATACAAAAAATGACTCGCTACTACCGACTCACCAATGGATCAATATTCCGCTACCACGGCGTCATGATGCTCAAGAAGTCAGTGTTCAAGGCAATGACGCACTCGTTTTCTCTTGGGAAGAATAAGACCATCAGCGTCCTTATGTTGCCATTCGTTAAAATCGAAGCTGTGAAGTTAAAATAACTTGCATCGCTTTTAATAACGTGATAAGATTTATAACGATATGAATCCACTACAAATAAAAACCACGCAAGGTCAACGTTATCGCATCCTCCGAGAGGTCAACTGCTTGAGTCAGCAGCAGGTAAATGAACACCTTGGACGTGCAACTAGCTGGTGCTCGCAGCTTGAAAAGAATGCCTTTGATCTCACTGTGGATGCAGCTTTGAAGCTGGCGAAACTCTACAAGGTAACACTTGGTCAGCTTATCGGAGAAGAGCAGATAGAGTTTGTTCTGATGCCAAAGGTTGACTAAAATCTATGAAAACAGAAACGACTACACCCGCCCCGAAGGTTGGAAGCAGTGACATTGTTCGGCCTCATTGGATCACCGCTCCACGCGGATATGCCGAGCTTGGTTCTGTGAACGATACGCCGGAAACCGATGCTCTCCGGCAAAAGCTATGGGGGGAAAAATGGTCTGATTCTTACCTGACGATGATGAGTCACGCCCGCAAACTTGAACGCGAGCGGGACGCTATTGCCGCTGCTCTTCAGGAAACGCTGGCGCTGTTGAACCACTCCGACACGAGCTATCCGTCACAAGAGGGATGGTGGTCCTACGAAAGAGCGCGGGAATTGGAAGCTCTGATTCCGCAGAACGTCACAACGCAGGCACCACTATGAGCGTAAAAAAAGCAGGTAAAACAGGCAGGACAAAACCGCTCATAGTGGTTGCCCCTGCCGTGGCTGCTTCTCCGTCTTCGGATACACCGGAGACGGATGCGCTGGCTGGCGAATGGATCGCGTGCGAATGCGTTCCAGCCAGTCATTCCCGCAAACTGGAGCGCGAGCGTGACGAAGCCCGTTTGCTGTGCCGATGGGCATTCCCACGACTCAGGGCAATGTGCCACGACTTCGACGCGACTGGGACGGGCTGGTGCTGCGCCGAGGAAATGGAAAGTCACCCGGAGATATTTTCTTCCGAGAACGATAAGGTCAGCGACGGCGGGCCGCTGACTCACGAATCCAAACAAGACGCGAACCCGCCGTTCGCTGCACCGCTTGGTTAGCCCTTATGAAGCACGAATATCATCTCGAATCCTTCGCCATCGGAAAGTGGCTGAAAATCCTGCAAGGCTCGCTGCAATACTGCCAAGGCTTCCTCGACGCCCGCAAGGACTACGCGCCGCGCAACGCCTACCGGCTCATGCGGTCTGATGGCCGCGTGATGGAAGAAGTGCCCGCCCGCGAGGATGTGAACATCGGACAAATCGCGGGATGGCCGACAGCCGTGCAATACGAGGTGGCGGCAAACAAGGCTCTCGAACGTGCGAAGGCGATACGCGAGAGGGCTAACCAAGAGATCAGCGACGGCTGAGCCTCAGCGAAGCAGTTTGCTGCATCGTACGTTCGGCTAAGCCGCCCATAGTCCAGCCAGCTTATTGAACCTCTTCTGCAACGGGTTTGTTTTGCCGGGTGTGTGATTTCCAGGTTTGTCGATGCTTGAGAGGCCATGTTTATCACGGCAAAGCTCAATAAGAACGCAGGCACTGTCATAAACGTCCGGCGACTTGCCTGTTCTACGCTTCATATCAACCTTAGATTCAACCTTGATTCGAGAGCCTCCATTAAGCGCCTTGTTGTCTTTGTACTTACGAACAGTCATCTCATCAGCCATCTCCTTTGTGATGTTGCGCAGTTGATCACAGCGAATAAGCTCTTTGCCACAACCCCAAAGCTCGCTTACACGATTAGCGTATCTAACACTAGACTTTTCCCTATCAGCAGCAGACACAGGGCGATCTGACGCTTTGCCACCAAAGTCCACACGAAGGAATGTGTTGCCCCACTTGCTCCACATGGCATCAGCAAAGGTCTTGCCGCCACCAGCAGATGCGTCAATTGCCACATCCTTGATGTCGATTGCTTCCTTTTTACAGATGTCTTTAATCTGGTCGATAAGCTGCGTAGTGCGGTCAACGTCGCGCTTACTGGCATCGTCGTTTAGCAAGATGTGACGCTCGAATTTGAGACGTTTCTTGCCATCTGTGCATATACCAATGGAGCCAATCGTCATCACAGTCTTGTCGCCACCACTGGTATAGGAAAGGTCGATGCCGCACACCTTTGTTGGAATCCCCTGCCAAACGCAATCTTTGGGCGTCTTGATAATTTCGGCTGGTGAATAAATATTGTCATCGTCTCCATCAAGCAGGAACGCACCAAGCACACCTCGCCAGTAAGCTCGCGTGTGCTGGCCTAGCTTCTCGCGCTTCTCTTCCAACATCTCCCTTGTCATCAAGAACGGGTAGATCGTTTTACCCTCGATAATGTTAGGCGATGTCTCGTTGTTGATGCGGATGACGTGAGCACCTTTCCCTTTCCACTCATCCCAGTCTGGGTTGTAGCTATCCCAGCCTCCAGGAATAGGCTCACAAAGCTGCCCAAAGGTGTCGAAAGGAGAGTTAGCGTTCGCTAGCGCAATAAGCTGAACATTCGGATTCTGCGTCAAGTTTTCCTCGAACGTATTGATGATTGATGGTGAAAGTTCCGCGCACTCGTCAAGAACAACGATGAGCTTACCACCAGGACCATGTTTCTGTCCTCGAATAGCACGGGAAGATTCAGCCGCTTTGCTCTGCTCACCAGGGAACAAACGGATGCCGTATTCGTCCATCACGACGCCAGTGTTCAAGTCCATCGACTTGATGCAGTGGGATGACTCAACCAGCTTGCCAGGAGGAGCGCCAGCCATTCCATTGAAATAGCGCGTGATCTGGCCCCAAATACGGCCCATTGAGTCCTTGATCGTCGTTGTATTGACGAGAACGACGTTCTTGTAGGGATTTGCTAGCCACCATACGAGGCAGTAAACGGCGAATAGGCCAGTCTTGCCGCCAGAACCACCAGATGAGATCGCTAGACGCTTGTTTTCAAATGCGGCCTTTGCCATCTTGATCGCCCAAGGATGCCACATAAATGGAGTGCGACTACCTGGATAGTTCCAGATGAGATTGACCGCGTTGACGAAATGAATCCACGCAGGTTTCCCCTGTGGATTTTTCTCGCCTTTCCAGCCGAATAAAGAACCCGTTGGACACTTGAGGAAGATCAACTCAACATCCAGTTGATTGCCAAATTGATGATCAAACTTGATTCCGTATGTCTCGATTGGCCCTCGCGTTAGCTGGACGACGCGAGATTTTTGGGGCTTTTGCTTCATATCTGTTGAATGAGTAGTTCAAAACTGGTAAGTTTCAAGATTATATGAACTATGGAAATCTGCCAAACTTGCCACAAGAACGGACGCTCTTTATGGAAAGACTGTTGCCTATGCACCGGAGATGTTTTGAAGCCGAGCGAGTTCATCGCATGGAATGCCAAGAGAAGGGTGCATTACGATATACCTCAACCAAAGATTGAAGTGAAGCAGGTTGTATTTAACAAGCCGAAGCTGGTCTTTGGTCAGAGGATACAGAAGTGACTTGCGATAAGCCAATTTCCGATGTCATGTCTGCAAAATTATGAACCATGAAGTTGAGACTGTTGAAGACGCCCTAACAATGCTGCAAGCTACTGTATTTGAGCCAGAGTTTGCCGCACCGTTAATTCGTCGTAATATTGAGCATGGGCTTTGCTCAAACTATGAGATTCAGTTCTTCAAGGGAACGAATGGTGTCACAATGACCGCGAAAATCACGCCTAGTTACAAACCCAAATTTTTGGGCAAGCACGAAGGTCTGGAGTGATCAGCCAAACTTCTCTATCCAATTAGCTAGAAACTGGCTAAGCGGAATTCCATCTCCATCAGCTATCATGCACTTGCAGCCTTCTGGCTTGCATTCAATCCAAGTGCATCCGTCGTGATTGATCTTTGGCGAGTTACCATGGCGGCACTTAGCGCGTGACTCAAACTGGTTTTTGATGACTTCAAAGTCGGTCATTTTGTACTCTGAAAATGCATCGCGTCTCTTCCCCAAAAAGCGCCAGCAGCAATCCATCCTTCTTTGGCAAACTCTTCCATAACCTCAAGTGGCATCGTTGCGCGTGTAGGCCAAGAAACGTGATTGCCATTGTTATCTGGATCAAAATCCACAGCAGCACCGCGAGCATGTAAACTTGGAAGACTGCCCCCTCGCATTGCTCGATTATTAAAACATCCTGCGTATTTTTCTAGAATTCTAAAATGCGGACCTTTTGATATTGCCGTTAAAATACGAAGTAAGCTCGCTGATAATTTGTTATGGCAACGAATAGAATTAACCGTCTTTCCATCATATTTTACTCCAATGCTAGAAACATCAATGGATCGTAGTTGTGATTCATCTCCAGCATTTCCATAGAACTTGGTTAGACTTGCTTGGTCAGTTGCAGGCCATGGAGACTTAGATGGCATCAGATTACGAAGATATTTTTGGCATGCTTCCATGCTTTTCGGCCCCCAAAATCCATCTGCTTCAACACCAATTTTTGCCTGTATATTTTTAATTTCGTTTTGAGTCATACTTCTGGAAAGCTAACGATGATGATGCCCCAAACAAGCAGGCAGATGGCGGTTATCGCAAGAATAGAAACCTGCGCGATAGAAAAATCTTGAATCATGGACGTTTATCTTCCTCGATCATACGGGCATTGTGCTTGTGCAGGAATTTAGCCAGATCGCTGCTGAGTTTATCAACAACTTCCTCTGGCAGAATCCATTCCCATTCATGGAGGAATTCATGGATGAGAATGCGGAGATGATGCTGCCCGCACAAGCGTTCGTCAATTTCAATATTACCGTTGCCGTAAGCAAGACCTAAAGCCTTGTGACGACCCAGTTTTCTCCTTTTAACGGTAATGGAGGCAACTTTCACTGTTTTTTGCGGATGCTCTCAACCATTGCTATGGTAGCCCCACGAATATTGTTTTTGATTTGATAGTTTGTGCTCTTCGGATTGCGAGCAATAGAAGCCTTGATTCGATCTTCAAGTGAAGAATCAACATTGGTTTCATCCTTCTGTCGATAGCAACGAACGCGAGTAGTCATGCGACGTTTGGCGTCCCAAACAGGGAAATCCTGCGCTTCAAATGCACCTGCTGAGACACCACTTTTCAGCATGTCATGCACCCTTTCGGGAGAGCACTGAAGTTCCTCGGCAATGTGCTCCTTGGTATCCCAGCCGTGTGGAATGCAATACTTTTCAGCGTTGATCTTGTCGATAGCTTTTTGCCATTTCATTCGGTTTTGTGGTAGAGTGGTTAATCAACAAAGATTGGAAACGTGACCGTTCTTCCGTATCGCTTGTCAAAGATAAAGCCAGTCTGTGATGGTGGCTCGTAAGGTGCCTTGATGGCGACGGAGTAAGCATTGAAGCCAATTAAACTCCCGTTGCAAACCCACTTTGGATTTTGCTGACTTTGATGCCAGTGACCAAAAATGTCTAGGTCTGCTGGAACACCCTTGTTCCACGAGGAAATAGCCTTCTCGACTGGGATGGTCAAGCCACCAACGCCGCCTTGGTATTGCAAGCCGTCTCCGTGATGAATGCGGAGTGTCTTGCCATAGAGGTCCAGAAGCAAATGGTAGCCGTCAGAAACATGCCAAGAAGCCTTGTTGCCAAGATGCTTTGCCATCGTTTTATAAAGCATCCACTCGTATGAATTAGCTGCGCCTGTGGCATGGCGAGGCTTGCGCGTCGTCCTTGAGTGATTTCCGAAAACACATGGAATCACAATCTCTCCAAAGTGCTTCGATAGCAAATCAACTCCGCTGGCGATCTGATCTTGAAGCCAAAGCACTGTCTGCGTTGGAGACAAGGCGTTGTTTTCCATTAACTCCTCATGGATGTATCCAGTCATTAAGTCGCCACCCAAGATCAATACAAGGCGGTCAATTTTTGCACCGTTGCGTTGAATTTTAGCCATGCGAACAATCGAGTTCCAAAAACGATTGATGCGCTGTTCAGCAATATCAAGATTGAACTCGTTCAGATTGTTGATGGTTTTTCCTTCAACTGTCTCTTCGACATGCCAGTCTGACGCCACAGCAACAAAAGTTGCCTCAGAGTCAAAATC